GCCATTGCCATCTCATTGGCAAAGACCGCACCGTCCACCGTTTTGCGGCAGATGCCCTCCCAGACCGTGTTGTAGGCCTCGATGTCGCGGACCTGGAGGTTGTCCTTTTCCTCCCGCAGCGTCTGGGGAAACCAAGGGTTGTCGCGCCAGGTGATTTTTTGCACCACGGCATTTGTCGGGGGCGAGACAACGAACCGCTGATAAGTGTCGTCGGTCTCGAGTTCGGGGTTGAAGGTGATCCAGATTTCAGACCCGTCCTTACGGATGGTCGGGATCAACACATTCCATGAGGTTTTGGAAACAGTCTGCGCTTCTTCCACCCAACAGATGTCCACGCCCTCGAATGACTTCACATTGGTGATGTTGTTTTTCAGGCCAATGAAAAAGAATTCGGACCCGTTCTTCCCGCGGATGGTGGTCTGGGTGACTTCGTAGAACGACTCCAGGCCCAGGGCCATGATCTGGTCTGTTAACAGTTTATGGACCGAGTCCTTAATCGAGACCTGGAATTCCCGTGCGCAGAGAACGCGCAGAGGGTCTTTGGCTGCCTTGATTAGAAGCGCCCTGGCCACGCCCCAGGATTTGGCACCACCGCGGCCGCCATAAAGAACCTTGTATCGCCTGGGCTCGAACAGGCAGGCCAGTTTGATGGGAAATTCGGCCTTGGCAACGGCCTGTTGCAGTTGTGCTGGGTCGATTTGTTCTTCGGTCTCAATCATTGCGTGGATCGACATATTCCATGCAATTCATGTGATCGCAATGCGGGCAGCCATACTGCACCACCGGCGAGTTGGTCACCTTGTCGTCGACTAGCAGTTTGTTCTCAGGCGTGATTTTCTGGCAGTTAGTGCAACGCCAGAGGGTTTGTTTGTTATTCATCGTTGGGCCTCACAAACATGACTTGAATGCCTGAGAGCAGCGGGGTGCCGTCAGAGTTCTGCATCTCGGTTGTCTGAACCGCCTTGCCATCGAGCCGGTCGATGACTTCTTTCACGGCCCAGGCCTCACCCTGCTCTGCCTGCGTGATCAGTTCGTTGACGATGCGCTCCAGCCTGTGCGGCTCTTGCGTGAGCCGTTTGCGGAGTTTGTCGTAGAACATCTTGCCTTTGACGGCATTGGTATTTCCTATCGGTGCGGCCATGTAGATTGTCTCAATCTATAAGTTCCAGTCCCGCAAGTGTAAATTGTTTTTTAACCCTTGTGAATAGTTGGGTTAGTAAACAGTTATTTGCCCTTCAGGAATTGCGCCATCACATCATCTGGGTCGTATCCATATTCATGAATCGAATCAGCGTTGGTGTAGATGTCTTTGGCCTTCACTTTGCGTTCCAGAATCTTGTAATTTCCTCGCAAGGCTGAGTTTCCATGCAAATCCGCATACTGTTTATTGATGGTCACCCAATCGCCAGCGTTGATCTCTTTAATTTTTTCGTCTTTAGGAACTGCCCTGTAAATAGTGACTTCCGCATCTGGCTTGCCGCGCAATGACTGAGCAATTTGCACGGTTCTTCGATCCATCGCCACCTCATCTCCACCATGGCCGTAAAATCTGGCGGCATTGGCTGAATAGACATCATCTGGATATATTGCGGCCAAATCATGCAACGGAGCCCCAAACTCTCGATTTGGAGCGGTATGCGCTCCCCGATAGTCAGTTCGGTCTTTAATGAACTGCTCCATGATGTCTGGGTCGCTGGTAGCAGACTTCATTTGCCGTGGATCAAAGACCCCAATGTTTTTAACACCACCCTCTTGTACATAAAACCCATCAAACCCAAGTTTTTTTATAATTTCTTGAACATCTGTTGATTCAACCGCGTCCCAATCTCCCCTTTCCAAACTCCTTATAAGCCACATCCCTAACGGTGTTCCATCGTAATCGTCTGGAAGATTTTTTATCACCGACTTGAGGTGGGCAGGATTTTCGTAATCAAACGGGTTTTTAGCGTCAACATAGACTGGTCTTACATTTGGGGATTCACCTAATCCCGCTATTGAATATTCTTTCTCAGAAAATGTTGAAGCAAAACCTGGGTCTGGTGATGCAAAAACTGCGCCTCGTGTTCCTGTTTCAAAATCATCAAAAACTCTCGGAGTTCCGTGATACATCAATTGAGGATTTCCCGCCTCGTCCAACATGGCGGTCTCAGGCATCACCCGTTTCGCAAGCCTCGGGTCGAACATCTGCGAAACCGGCGACATCTGGGAAATCTCACTTAGAGCCCGCATAGAGGTCGCTTGGGGGTTCCTCGTTACCGCTTGGGTCATCACATCCCCGAGGTAGTTTGCGCCCTGTGCGACTCCTCTGGAGGTCGGTGGAACCATAGGCAGGAGCCCAGCCAGTTCCGCAACCTCTTGTTTGCGTCCAGTCTTGGTGATGGGGATGTTGCTCTGCGATGGGATGGCCATTGGGAGGTTCCCGTACGCAAGATTTTCTAGGGTGGTGCTGGAAACAGGAAACAAGACCGAGGGGTTGAATGGGAGAATCTCCATTTCCCCGTGTTGCTCGACCGAGCGAACAATGTCCGCAAGCCGCTTTAATGCCTGACTCTTGACCGGACTGGCCCGCATCTCGGCCATTTACTTGCCTTTTTTCTTCTTCGCGGCTTCCCGCTTTACTGAATACGCGATGGCCACGGCCTGCTTGGGTGGCTTGCCAGCAGCAATCTCGGTCTTGATGTTCTTCTCAAGCGCCTTTTTGCCGATGTCTTTAATGAGAGGCATTATTTCTTTGCAGTCTTAGCAGATTCACGGAACGCCTTGGCGGTGGGGGCGCCCTTGGTTCCAGGCGTCCGCATCCGCTCAACCTTCTTCGCACCGCTGGCCTTTTGAGCCTCGATCCGCTCCCGTTTAGCGTGAATGTTGGCGTAGAGCCCAGGTTTGCTCATTCTTTTTCCTCCCGCTCGTTGACTTCGCTCTGCTTGATCAGGATGTCCAACATCGCAATCGCACCCCTGATCTGCTGGACGCGCTCCAAGGCGGCCTGAAGGTCATTCAGACTGCCCTGGCGCAATTGCATCAAATAGTTCTGGTCAACCATCAGGTGGGTTCAGCGGCGTAGAACGGGAGCCAATAGTCGGTTCCAGCGATACGGCAACGCAGACCGCCCGCGGCCGTGCCGAGGGTTGTGCCGGTCTTCCACATCTTGCCCGCACCAGCGGTAACACCAACAATGTTGATGAACCGGCCATTGGTGTCCATCGTGGCCACGCCCGCACCCTGCATCGACGCATGGATGAAACTGGTCAGAGTTCCGGTCGCAGCGCCCGACGGAACATTGAGTTCCAGTTCGAGGGGGGCATAAGTTCCGGCAGAAGTTCCAGCCGAGAGTGTCATCTCAGCCAGAACCGCGGAGCCCAGGCCCGTCGTGCGGCCAGAGGTGCCATAGACCACTTCGCCCTTAAGAGCATTCGACCAGGCGCCCAGAGCGGCGTTAATCGTAGTCAAAAACTTCGCACGGCCACCCACGCCGCCGGCGCCGGTCATCGTGGTGCTGACCAGCACAGGCTCAACGCTGCTCGAGCCGTTGGTGCTATCGGAGGTGGTGGTGATGTCGAGGTCGCCGCCGGTCAGGTCGAGTCCGCCCTGAAATTCGGTTGCGCCGGTGACGATGAGACTTTCAAACTGCGGGTCGGCGTATGCCACGCCAATTGACTTACCGTTTGCCATGATTCAATTCCTTTCGTTAACAGTTCCAGTTTTTGAGAGATGCTGCCTTGCGGGTGGGCCGGCCCTTTTCATCCTTCATTGGCCCAGGCATTCCGCTCATCCGCGCACAAAAAGACTTTTTACGGCCTTCGTCAGCCTTTGTCTTAGGGTTTGGAGCCGGTGCCTTAAGGTTTGCATTATTTTTTGCATTGTATTCCGCCCTTCCTTTGGCCGTCATACCCGCGCCTTGTTCGGTGGGCTTGTAGTTCTTGCCCTTGCCGGTGGTGGTCTTGGGAATGGGCTTGTTAGTGGTTTTTGCCATCGCCACCCTCGATGAAACAGACATCCTTCCAGGACATCACAATCAGTTCCTCACCATCGATTTCGACTCGAGGGTAGGCCAGATATTCTTCCGCGGTGCCAAACCTGATCCGCTGACCGATTTCCATCGGGTTCGGGATGAGGCGGCCCTTCTTGTCAAACTCGCCTGGGCCGACGGCCAGCACCTCGCCGGTGTTGGGGAGTTCATCCATGATTACATGGAGAACATCACTCTTGACCCGCTCAATGGGCCTCACGACGATTCGGTCACGCAACGGTTTCAGGTTCACGCTTTTTCCTTCCACGCTTGGGTGCTGGTTGCGGCTCGGTTGCTGGTTCCGGCAGGGGTTCCGGTTCCGGCAGCGGCTCGATCAATTGATGTTCGCCGCACCACATTCCAGCCTGCTTAGTAACGCTCTCGGGGTATCGCCGGCAATGGCCAAATTGGCCCCCCTGGAAAAACCGGCAATTTCCGCAATTGGTCACTTCTGGTAAATCTCGCCAGAGTTGTTCGTTCCCATCTTGGTGTCACGACCCTTCATGGTCATTTTCTCACCCATTGGTTTGTTCTTGCCGGCCTGCTCGACGGCGTTTTTCACGGGCTCTTTGCGGCCGCTCTTGTCATTGCAATGAGTCGGGCATTTGAATGAGTTGGGCATTTCGATTCCTTTCAGGATAGTTGTTGCAGTTTGTAAAGCAGCGAATTGATGAGATCAAGAATCTCATCAATAGTATTCTGGAGTTCGGAGTCTTTTGGCAAGTGTTTGCGGTTCTGGTCCACATACTTCTGGAGCGCCTTGAAATACCGCACGGGGTCTTTTTCAATCTCGAATTCTTCTTCGAATTCGCCGAGCGCACCGTAGCGGCCCATGTAGGATTCAACCAGGCGGTCTACCAGGTCAGGCATGGCGTTGTAGTATTTGGCCAGCGCCTTGTGGGTCGAATAGTTCTTCGTCTGCCAATGCTGAAGGTGCGCACAGGTCGCTGAATTCAGTAGTGCCAACGAAAACGCTTCGATGTCTTTCATGCGGGTTGTCCTTCGCAAACAGGCGCCAAACAGTAGACATTGACCACTTTTGGCCCTGTCATTGTATCCGCCTTCGCGCCTTTTGTCGCCAAAATTTTGCTTTGCCGGTGGACCAGTTTCCACAACACGGCCTTGATCGAATGCGGCTTCGCGTTCAATTCCCTGGCAATTTGCGCCTGGGTCATGTTCGGTTGGCGCTCGAGTAAGTCGAGAATGTCCTTCGATAATTTGGATCGTCTTTTCATCCGACGATTATAAACAGTTTGCTTTCGCGGGGCTTTCATTTCTGGGCCTCCAGCAGTCTGACTTTCACCATCCCGCCCTTTTGTTGACTGACCTTATAGTCACAATCGATGCGCTTGTCGTTAACCTTCCAGGCATCCGCCAGGCCGTCCTGGCCGGCCTTGAACGCGGCAATCATGTTGTCTTTGTCCCGCGGCCGGTTGTCCGGTGGGTAAAACTCGATTTCCAAACGAATTGGGCCTTCCTCGGGGATGTCCCATTTAGCCTGGTTGGCCAGGATTCGCACCGCGAACCGGTATTTTTTCTTAGCCGACGCCTGGGGCGCCCAATGGCCGGAATAGTTGGGGCTCAGTTCCTTGGGCGGCCAGGGCAGCGCCAGCCTATCGGGTGAGTTTTTGGATTGTGTCATTTAGGACGCTCAGTTCTGTTTTTTTGGTAACATTCCAGATGGCCCTGCGGCCGTGGATGCCGTTATGACTTCCCTGGTGACAGTCCTTGCAGAGAGGAATGCATAGGAATTGCTGGTGCTGCTCAATGTGATGGGCATCGGACGGGCCTGGCGCCCCACAGACACCGCAGGGCAGTTCTTTAACGGCGGCCAGGTGCCTTCGTTCTCGGGGGGTCAACCGGTTGTTCATCTTTTTTCTTGATCCTTGATTTTCTGATGCAGACCTTAGTGCAGCCGCAATGCGGTTCCCGCTGGTAATCGGGAAGAAAGCCCCACTTAAGTTCAATGTCCTTGGCCATATGCTCCCGCAGAATCTTGCAGGGTTCAGACATGACAATGCGGTCCTTGCAGCCGTCACAATGTAGGTCGAATATCCCACCGCCTTTTTCGCAGTATTCACAGGTCATGCTGCTTTGATCGCGCCACGCATCACCGCCGCCTTAAAGTCCTGCGGGTGAACGAATTGCGACTCCAGAATGCCTAGTTCGCGGCCCTTGGCAACGATTC